TGCAGATTAGCTCCGCTCATTATGTCAGTAATCAGACTGCCTGTCAGGTTAACGTCTGCTGCCCTAATCTGTCCTGATGCTATTCCATCATTTAATCCTGCCATTATATCACCTTTATTTTAAAGGTAAGGGGTTGCCCCCTTACGTGGTTGAAACGTATGCGCAAGCTTCTGGTCTTAGGTATCTTGCCTTCCACCTTGCGGTTACGGCTACACCGGATAGGTCTCTTGTCACATCGTTGTATCTTTCGACCGTTACTGGTCTCTTCTCAGCCAGACATAGTGCGTGGTTGCGGTCAATGATGAATGCATAGTAAGTTGTCCCTGCTGCACTTACAGTGCCGTTTGTTGTGACCCAAACCCTCATCCCGAATATTGTTCCGATTAGTCTCTGGGAAGGGTCTGTTACTCCTGCCTTATCTGCCTCTACGAATGTGTCAATGTTCCGAATGTCTCCGGCTATCTCCGGATGGATTATCATGTCGGTTGCAACGTGGTCGTCTGCTTCGAGGAATGCTATTGCTGCTGTTATGTTAGCCACTGTTATAGCTGCACCACCGCTTACGATGTGGTTTGTTGAGTTTGCTGCTGCCCCTGCGATTATCTGTTCCATCAACAGTGTATCTAACTGCTTTGCCATTGTGTATCCTGATTCCTGAAGGTTTCTCTGAACCATGTCCCATTTTGCGTCCTCAATCATTTCCTTTGTTATCAGAGGTCTGATTCCATATTTGACTGGCTTCAGGTTGAAGGTTGAGAGTGCTTCCAAGTTTATTGGAACCTCTGCGCCTTCAGCGACTTCGTGTGCAATCATTGAGTCTTTGTCCTGTGTTACAACATCCACGCTTGAACCAGGTATTCCACTGGGTCCAATCCTGAGTGCTGTCAGTCCTGTTCCGACTAGGTTCTTTTTGACTGCTTCAACAACAGTCCCATATATCTCTGACTCTATGACTTCTGGTTCAGTTCCGGTTGTCATTAGTTCGTGTAGTCTTTTCATTATAATCACCTTATACGTTTAGCCTTATCATAACGTCTTCACCGCTTGCTGCCACTGATAGTGCTGTCCCAATCTTCTTTGTGTAAAGCAGTGCTGCGGTTGAACCGGTGCAAGTGAATGTTGATGTGGTAACAGAGTAAGGGTCTGTTGCTGTTGATGCTGACACTTCCTGTCCTACTGTTATTGTTCCGCCTGCTGGAACTATCATGTGTCCCATTTGCCTGACGTCTACAAGGTTTCCTGATGTCACTGAACCGAGTGCCACTCCGACACAAGCTGCTCCATCTGCTGCTGCGTCACAAACATCAACACTAAGTATTCTGTTTGGGTCTGTGCTGGATGAAACATTCTCAACAGACATAGCCTTGACAAAATATCCCGGCAAGACATCTGCGTAACAGTTCGCTGTGAAATCCAATCCGTCTCCTTTTACTGCGAATCCCATATTATCACCTTATTTAGTAAAGGAACGATTCACTGTAGATGTCTTTAGTCCCGTCTTTGTTCAAACTTTTTGTTAGCTTGGGATAATTACTCTCTTCAGTTACTTTGCCCTTTGTTGGCTGTTCCTGTAGTTTTTTGATATTCTCTTTGAGAACATCTACTTCTTTCTTAAGTTCACTCTCTTTTGACTCGAACTCCTTTGTAATCTTTTCCATGCTCTTGTCTATGAGTGACTTGACATTTGTCTCTTTGACATCTGTTTCTGTTTCTTTATTGGTTTCCTTAGTTTCCTTAGTTTCATTGGTTTCCTTGGTTTCTTCTTGTTTCTTTTCTTTGGTTTCCTGTTCTGTCATTAAATCACCTTTTTCTTCAACTTCTGAATCTTCTGATTCGTCGTCGAATGCTTCTGCAATAGCGATTGTCATTTCCGGTATGCCCGGTGTCTTCACCAAGCCTAATCCGGTTATGTCCAACCCTCTCGCAATAACATTATCTCCTTCTTTAACTAATTCATCCGCTATAGCCTCGATTGAAGTGAATTTTACCAATCCGCTCCTAATCATCTCAACTATCGCCGGATGATACCCGGTATTCTGTATATCAGCAGTGAAATCAAGCCCATCATTGACTGGATGGACCTGGAGAATGCCTACATTGTCTGTGACGCTCTCGGAATGGTTTACTGATATGGTTTGCCCGGTTATCCTTGCTTTTTGTATCTCTTCGAGAGTATAAGTCCGTCCATTACGGCTTGTAGTCTCCCTCATAAGGGGTCCGGTTATCTTGACCTTGTCTTTGTCTGTGACTGCGGACTCGTCTACCCTGAATTGCTCTGTCCACTTGAACTTAGCCTTTTCCACAATCTCAGGCTTTGTTTTCTCTTTGCCTTTCTTGAACTGTGAGTGGCACACGGCACTTCTCTGCTTTTGGTCGCTGTATTCCTTCTTCATAGCAGAACTGCCCATGCAACGGCTGACAAAGTCGTTTTGCGCTTCTCCCTTATTTGGTGTTGGTAGAGGCATTATATCACATCCTGGTTGGATTTAACGTTTCTGGCTTTAGGCTCAGCAGATATTGTCCGGTCGGCTGTATACTTCTTCGTCCAATACTGATGCTCCTGTCCGGTTGAACCGGGAAGCTTGTTTACGTTGAAATCCTTTCTGGTGACACAGTTCTGGCAGATGAAATCGTGTATATGCCCTGCCATTATATTGTCTGTCCCACATTTGCATCTGACCATTTTGGTGAGGGCTTTGCTGTGGGTTTCGGTTTCTGTGTCCCTTAATAGCCTATTAAGTGTTTTCATAAAGTTCTTTTTATATTATACCACTTATCCAAGGCTTCAAGCCATTCGGCTTGTGATTTGAAGTCCTTCTCGTCTGGTTTGCTTTGTTTTCCCTGATTTGGTGTTTTTTGCTGATTCTGTGGGTTTTGCTGGGTTTGCATCTGATTCTGCTTCATCATCTTCTCAGCCCTCATATCAGCTTCCTTTTGGTCTTTTTCGTATTCATCCACCCAGCTTTGGAATCCTGCTATCTGCAGGGCTGTCTTTGTCGGGACTTGTCCCTGTGAAACCAGGGTTCCCACCATATTGGACTTCGTTTCTTCTGCCTGGATGGTCATCTCGTTCCATACGATTCTGGCTCCTTTGAAGAGCTTGGCTTCGAGATTGCTTGAGACGACCTTCCTGAGAGTATTAACCTTCCGGTCATAAGCCTGTAGTTCGACCTGTGCCGTAGCCTTGTTCGACGATTCACCGCCACGAACAAAAACGCTTGGAAGGCTCAGTCCTGTTATCAGCTGGTTCTCCATGTGCTTAATCATGCCATCCGGCTGCAAAGCACGTATATCGGCTGCCACCACCTCAGACTGCACGGTGAATGAGCTTACAAGGTCTTCGCCCACCGAACGGTTGTCCAGCGTGCCTATGAAATCGCTTATCTGGGACTGTGTGGGCGGGGAATTCTCTGTGCCAAGCTTCCAGTGGACGTATGGCTGTGCGTACCTGTGTATGATTTCGCCTATATCCTCCTGGAACGTCAGCAGGCGTGCCAGAACGTTGGTGATAGCCTTATAATCAGAGATGCCATAAAACATCGACCCAACATCATTCCACTTGAAGTGTATTATCTCTTCCGGATTGAAGTCTATCTCTTCACCCATCTTCACTATTTGCTTGTATCCCTTTATCTCACCATCTTTAGATGCTCCCCGTTTGGCGACAACGAACATCTGCTCCGGAGGCAAAAGCTTCAGTTCGGTGATTTCGTCACCAGCCCTCCCAATCTCCAGATAAGCGTTTCCCCATATCTGCATCTGCTTCATGATGTTAATCATAATAAGGTCCAGGCTGAACTTCTCTATAAGCCCGTTATCAGACCCTTCCACCTGAAATCCCGGATGGACTGCGAAATTGGCTGTATTGTCCACAGCGTTCTTGGCTACCGGAACCTTCTGGTATATCTCGATGTAAAGCTTGTACTGCGAGTCCGGGTGCGGCATCACTTTGGAATCGTTCTTGCTGAAAATATCCCCGGAAAAATTAGTCTCCGGACTATAACTCGTGACTTTTCCCTTAGAATCCTCAAGTATCCTGTTGCTGAACGATTCACCAATAAGTTTGTTTGTCTTGCCAACAATGAAAGGGTTAAAGGTCCCCTTAGAAAATAATTGAGTTACAGCCATAATATTCATTACTTTAAAGTAGTTTATATATTATTCCCAAAATTTTCACTAGATACTTGTTTGGTGGTTGCCCTATATAAAAGCCCATAGGGGGGCTATGCAAATATATATGTTACACAGATACGATAATACAACTATATACACTTAACAATATCGTTGATAATCGTTCTATTTCACTGTGATGTGTCTTTATAAATAATGTCCTACAAATATAACTATGGATAAGATTGTTCGTGTGAGGATAAGCACAGAGCTATACAATGTCCTACATAAGACAGGTAATGTATCAAAAGCTATACGAAATGTCCTACAAAAAGAGTATAATGTAGGACAAATAAAGAAAGAATGTCCTACAAAACAGGTAGGACAAAATGATGTAGGACAAAAGGACAATAGGAAAGAGAATGTCCTACATAAGCACTGTAAACAGTGTGGTCATGGTATGTATGTATCATATGATGGTATATGCAGTATACATAAGGAGGGTTAATATGGACATAATGAAGCTAATCAAGAGGACACTCAACCATAAGGATATATCAGATTATGAGTGTATCCGTTGGGAGAACATAGAGCTTCTCCATAAGCAGGGTATAGAGGTCTACTAAGCCTCTATCATCATATAGCAAACTAGTACGTTTGTACTAGTTTGTGTGGTGGTAACAACAATAATTAGTAACTGCTAATAGGTTAATAGGAGGAGATGAATATGAAATGTGAATGTGGTGGAGAACTGTTTTACATTGAGGGATGTAAGTCAGATGATAGATATGAACTCATTG